GATAGAATATTAAATGAAATACTAGAAGAGGATGTAAGAGATATACATTCTGTAATATCATCAATGATGTTAAATAGAGATTTTATATTATTCACTAAATTTAATGGGGTTATTTATAATAAGGTTGAAGAAGAGGAAGAGGAGGAAGAAGAAGAGGAAGAAGACGAAAATAATGATCTTATAGATGACCAAGCGTTTAACGATCAATGGTTCTGGTATAGGATAGTTAGGCAACTAGCTAAAGAAGATATAACAAGATTTGATGAAATCTATGAAATAAAGATGAGTGTTGCTATGGTAGAGCTTTCATTTTTATCTCAAAAGGCTATTTTAGAAAATGCTAAAGCACGAGCTGAGGAATCTCGTCAAAGGGCAGCGATTAGACGTTAATTTGTAAATTAAAAAAACAGAGTATGAACAATTTGCTTCAATTTTATGACTCTACATCAGCATTTGCTGAAAGTCACCGTATGATTTCAGAGTTTGGCGTGTTAGGGTCAGAAGAAGAAATCGGTAGTGTTGAGTTTGAGTATCGCAGTATGCAGCTAGTTGTTTCTAGCTCTAATATATCTCGCGAGCTAAACAGTCCAACTTTACGACTTAATTTCTCTCTCATTGTTATGGACAAGACCATTGCTTCTGATTCTAGGGCAAGACTCTTATCTACAGAAGAGAATATTTTTGTTATAGGTCAGTATCAAGACTATATGCTTCAACTAGATAACGATGTAGAGTTTGAAGATGTCGAAGTAGTAAGTATTAACGATTCAGACGATTATGTTATTACAGTAGCTTACTGCGACTTTGGAGTAAACTTTTCTCGTAAAGGATATAATAATTCAATTGCACATCCAGTAGCTCCAATCCTAAACGGATTACCAACCTTTACAGGTACAGTAGAAGTCGGAGAAACACTTACGGCTACAGCAACAACTCTAAAGTATGGTATACCAATTCCAGAAACCACTTGGCAGTGGCAGTCGAGTCAAAATGGACTCGATCCCTGGGTTGATATTAGTGTAGGAACAAGCTCTACTTATACTATTGTTTCTCAAGATAGTGGAAGGTATTTAAGAGTAGTGCAAATAGAAACAAACACAGAGGGTACAGACACAGCTGCAAGTATGTCTACAGTACAAGTTCCTTAAAAATATAAATTATGGCACGAAAGAAAAAATCAATCAAACCTCAAACACCCAAAACTGAAAAGGTAGTTTCTGAACCAAAGGTAAAGAAAGCCCCAGTTAAGAAAGTTGTAACTAAAAAGCAAGTAGTTAAGAAAGAGGTAGTTAAGAAATATCGTTGCATTGAATGTGGTGGCGATGTAGAAAATAAAAGATGTAAGCGTTGCGGTGGATCACTAGTGCGTGAACTATGATATCTCACCAAACGCAAATAAAAAGGTTACGAAAATTGGTTATTGATGAGTTAAAACTCAGAACCGTTAAGAAACGTATGATTGCCGTTTTAAGAAATAAAAAACAATCTTATACAGGTGATTTAGAGAAAGTTATTGAAAAAATGAAATATGAGAAATCAATAAGGGTTACTAATAAAGAATTTGATCCATTAACTGGATTTATGTATAAAGCAACTGTTGAATTTAGATTTGATTTTGAAGGAGCAGGTTACGCAAAGTTTCTTGAAAATACAGATTATAATGACATACCGCATAAAAGTTCAGGAAGTGGTATTAAAGCTCTTGTTAAATGGATAAAAACTAAACCTTCATCTAGTTTTAAAACTCAAATAAATATAGATAAACAAGATAAAAAGAAAGTTGAAAGACTTGCACACGCAATATTTACGGCTCAAAGAAAGAGAGGTGGTTTAGAAAACACAAGTAATTTTATATCATTTACAAGAGGTAACATAACTACAGCTATAAATGCAGCAGGTGAAAGGTTTGTAGATTATTTGAGTAATCAACTCTATTTAGAGCTTAACAGTCAAATATTTTATAGGTAATGGCTTCAAACACTTCAAAGTTGGCCAAAGAGGTCATAGATTATTCAAAACAGATTGCAAAACTCCGTATAGAGTTAACAAAACTGAAGAAGGGAACTGTTGAGTATGAATTAGCCGAAAGAAAACTCATACAGACAGAGAAGAGTGCTAAGACAGCAAAAGAAAATCTTATAGCCTCTACAAATAAGCTAAACGCTACAAATAAGAGACATAAGAAATCTATTGATGATTCTAAAGGTGCGTTAGTTCAGTACAACAAGGTTACAAAAAATACTACTAGCGGTCTAGCTAGTATGACAAGTAGTTTCTTAAAAACTATTGTAACAGTAGGAAAGTTCTTCTTAGCGTACCAGGCTTTAAATCTTGTAATTTCTGCATTTAGAGAACTGGTTATCGGATCAGTCAAAACCTTTATTCAGTTTGAAGATACTCTTGGTAAGGTCCAGGCTGTAACAAGTTCTACTGCTCAGGATATGAATAACATATCTGAAGCTATTAAAACAACTGCTGTTGAGACTAGATTTACAGCTACAGAGATCGCAGGTCTTGCCGTTTCTCTTGGTAAGCTTGGAGCAACATCAGAAGAAATTCCAGATTTATTAAGACCTATTGCTACGGCAGCACAGGCCGTTGGAGGTGATATTGCTGTTGTTGGTGAGGCAATTCTAAAAACTAATAATCAGTTTGGAATAGCTTCAAATGATACAGTTGTTACTGCCGCTATCTTTGCAGATGCTATTAATACAAGTGCGCTTTCATTAAATTCTCTTGGTACTGCATTACAATATGTTGGTCCACTTGCATCACAAGTAGGTCTTTCATTAGCTGATACATCAGCATTTATGAAGGTGCTTGCTGACAATGGATTCACAGCATCAAAGATTGGTACAGGGTTACGTAACATATTTATTAAAATAAAGGAATCAGGCAAACCTTTAATAGAGACTCTTGAGGAATTAGCAGACAAAAACATATCACTAGCAGAATCTGTAGAGCTTGTTGGAATACGTTCAGCAGGTCAGTTTGCAGTATTATTAGACAATATAGATATACTTAAAGAATCTGTATCAATTACAAATGCGCTTACTCAGGCTCGTGTTGCTGAAGCTGCTCAAATGAAAACCTCAGCGGCACAACTTGATGTATTAAATGCCGTTTATGAAAACCTTAAATTAAATGTTGGTGCAACAATAGCTGAAAATGAAGCTTTATTAAATAGTATTGCTCTTTTAGATAAAAAATCAGCAGACCTTTTACGTGGTCAAATAGCCCTTAATAACATTTTTTCAAAAACAGATGGAATTGAAAAATATAAGGAAGCACTCGATGACGTTGTTAATAAATCAATAACGCCTGCGAGAGCAGCATTTAAACTACTTGCTGATTCTGGTCAAGATGGTTCTAAAATTCTTCAAAACGCATATGAAACCCTTAGTGATCGTTTAGGTGTAACTAGAGATGAAGCTAAAGATTTACTATTTCAACTTGCTTCATCAAGTGATAACGCAAGAGAATTTACGGAAAAGCTTACAGGTTTGTTTAAAGCTCAAGGCAAGGAAATAGATGAGGCAAAAAAACAAGCACGGTTTTATTTTCTTCAATTTATAGAATTAGAAAAACTTGTTCCAGTTTTAGAAAAAGTAACAAAAGCATTAGCTGATGATGCTTTTCAAACTGAAAAATCAGTCAATCAACAAATATTAAGAAATGAAGTAACTAAAAAATATGCAGATGAACTTGATAGGATAAATAAAAAAGAAGGAGAAGGAATTAATCAAGAAAAGGAAAGACTAGCTCTAGGTGAGGATATAAAGAAAGATAGAGATAGTGAATTAGAAGCTTTAAAAAAAGCTCAAGCTCTTCGTAAGCAAACAATTAAAGATCTTGAAGGAGTATTTGGTTTAAACGGTAAAAATAAAGAAGAATTAAGAGAGACTCTAAAAATTACAGAAAAACAAATAAAAGACCACGAGACTAGACTCTTACAGTATGATGCTGAACTAGATAACGTTACCGAAATTAATGCTGAATATGGTAAAGAGAGAGATAAAAGATTAAAGGCAACATTTCGTGAAGCAAGAGCTGCTGCAAGAGAATTTGAAAGGCGAAAAAAAGAAATCCAAGATAGATTAGATGACGATGAAAAGTTAACAAATTCAGCAATTGATAGAGCAAACAAACTATTTGCTTTACAGACAGAAGGAGCTAAGAATGAAGAGGATATTGCTAATGCAAGAAAAACAAGAGAGGACTCTATAGCAATAGCTTTAGCTAAACACGATCTAAAAAGGAAAAATCGTCTTTTTGAAATAGGTGAACTTAGTACAGATGTTCTTAAAAGACAAAAAGAATTTCAAGAAGAACTTACACGTCAAGGTTTTGATACAGAAGAAATAGCAAAACTAGGTTTAATCTTTGAGAAGTTTGGAGATAATTTAGATGCTGTAGAACAGAATATAGAGGATGTAAATGATGAGATTAGAGAATCACCAGCATTTAAAGAGGTAACAGATTTAGTTAAAGATGCTGCAACATCTACAGATCTATATATAGAAAAATTAAAAAACTTAAAGAAAGAGTATAAAAGAAAAGAGATATCAACAGCAGATTTTGCAAAATCGCAACAAAAGCTTAAAACCGAACAAATTGCTATACTAAAAGGAATTATAGCTCAACTTGATACAACTACTGCTGCTGGTAAAGCCGCTGAAAATATATTAAACAAGCAAATTAAATCCGTAGAGTTATCTGGAGATAAGATTCAAAGTCTTAATGATCAGCTTAAAGATATTTTTAAAGATACGTTTGTTGAGGCTACAAGAACTGCTCTTAACGCTATTAATGAATTTAATAAAGTTTCTTTTGAGAATACAATAAATAGTTTAAATGCTCAGAAAGATGCAGTTTCAGAAAGAGCATCATTTGAAGAAGATGTATTAAAATCTCAGCTTGAGTCTCAGCTAATATCACAAGAAGAGTATTCTTCCAGACTTGAGCAAATTAAAAAGAATGAAGTACAGAGATTAAATGCAGTAGAAAGAAAGATTTTTGATCAAGAAAATAAAAGAGATAGGCAAAAAGCAACATCTGATTTTTTATTGTCTTTAGCTAGTATTGTTCCAAACCTTATCGTTACTGACAAGAAAGCAAACCCTGTAGAAATAGCAATTATGGCAGCTATCACTGGAGCTTTAGCTTCTGTTGCTTATGGATCTCAGTTAAGCGCAATAAACAAAAGACAATTCATACCAAAGACATTTGCTGAGGGTGGTGTTGTTGAAGGGCCATCTCACCAGGAGGGAGGCGTTCCGTTCACAGTAAGAGGTCAGTCTGGATATGAAATGGAAGGTGGTGAATACATCATCAATAAAAAGTCTGCAATTAAGTACAAGAGTTTACTTGATGAGATTAATAATACTAGGAAAACTCCTAAATATAAATTTGCTACTGGTGGTGTTGTCGGAAGAATCGACAATAACGAAAGCAAAAAGGTTGAACTTCTTGAGGCTATAGCTCAAGCAACAACTGACACAGTAATAAATACAGGTAGACCTGTTAAAGCATTCGTATCTTCAAGCGAATTAAATAATGATAGTAACGCACGTAGAATTAAAGAAAGAAACGCAAACATATAATGGCTATATATTTTTATTCATTTAACTCTTATCCTGATGGTGATACTAGCCTTGAGGGTAGTATTGATGGCTATACTCAGTCTTCTAGTGGTGTTGTTACAATAACAACAGAGAATACTTTTTCATTAAATACTGATGTTGAAGTTGGAGATGTGATTAAACTTTATGACAATAGTGATACCTCAAATTTTATCTATGCTATACTTACAGCTAAAACTGCTATTGTAGGGGGTGGGTTTGAACTGTCTATTTCATATGACTATAATATTTATAATGATGATTTAGCGAATATGGATGAATTCATTGTATATGCAAAGGAGCTTCATCCTGCTGGTCAACCAAATAATAAGTATATAACATCAACACAAAACGTATCATCTTCTTATAGAATAAACGCACGTGTAGAAACGGCAGCATATTCTGAACAATATATAAGGTATAATATAAAGAAGTATTACGATGTAATTCTTGATAACACACGTAGAAGTTTCTTTGAGAGTTTTAGCAACATAGCAACATCTATTGATGTTATTATGGTTGATGATTGTTCTAGTCCAAATGGATTAGCATATAAAGTATATATGCCTGAATCAAACTTTCAACTGTTAAACAATAAGTTTCGTAAGAGTGTAACCCTTAGAATTGTAGCCTAATGAGCTATCGTGTAGAGATTGGTGGGAATAATATTGACCTATTTCCTGAACAGGAGATTAAAATATCATTGGACTATTATGACAATGAAGATCCTTCTCGTATAAAGATTCCATTTTCTTTTGAGGATAAGTTTCCATACACCCCTGGTAACAAGAATGTTTTGCAGTATAATGCTTCTTCGTCTTTAGATGTTGGAACTAGGTCAAAGCAAGACTACACTGTATACAATGGTACATCAATCATATCAAGTGGTAAGGCTAGTATAGTATCTGTTGTTGTAAATAGTTCAGAACCTTATTTTAATATACTTTTTACAGATAGGGCAGCAAGTTTTGCATCTGAATTGAAAGATGTAACTTTTAATCAAATATATAATGATACCTTTTCCACAACTGTTAGAACACTTAAAACATATCTTGACTCTAATTCAGACTACAATCAAAGGGATATTGAAATACCGTTTATTGATGTTGACAATATTCAAAAAGCTTCTGGTTTCGAAGAGAGACAACTAACAACTTGGGGTATAGATGGAAAGAAGTTTGGATTGTTTCCTTCACTACGTGTAGTAGATTTTTTAGATAGAGTGTTTGATTATCTTAATTTTACTTACACGTCTCAATTTATAAGTGGAACAGGAACTTGGGCAGCAGAAGATTTATATATGTTGTATCCATCATTTTTATCAAATGACGAGGAGGGAGAAAGAGATGCATTTCTATTTCCATATCCTTACAATGTACCAATTAATCAAGATCAAGAGCTTGATGAGGTATCTCTTGTTGATTCAAATGGTCAAACTATTATATTTTCAAAAAATAAGATTACAAATTATTTTCTTACTGAAACCGAAACATACGAGCCACACGGACCAACAAATTACGCATTCCCAGCCGCTGAAATAAAGTACGATTACGGATTCCAATACAGAACACCTACTGGTGTTGCTGACTTTGGTTCTGAAAACATAGGATATATAGCTTATGGAAGTGCTTTTGATGCAAAGGTTGATTGGAGTGGTGGAGGATCGGTTACAATTTCAGGACTTAAAACAGCTATTGTAAGTTCAGAACACGAGCATTTAAATACTTTATTACCTGTTGCTGTAGACATAACAGATATAGACGATGCGAAGTTTACACCATACGTATATATATTTGGTGGTTACACTGGTATTGATGCAATATCATTTAAGATACCTATGAGGGATGCTAGTGGTAATATATTATCTCTTGCGCCATCGGGTAAAACAACTCCAGCTACTGCTGATGATCCAGACATAAACAAAACCAATGGTAATGTTGAGAACACACTTGAGTTTGATCCTTTTGATGCATATATTGACAATACTGAAATATTTCGTTTTTTAGGAGGAACTAGATATTCAGTGTCAATAGGTTTAGAAATGTCAGAAGGATCATTAGAAGTTTCTTTTTTTAGTACACAAGACGATGGAAATAATACTCCAAATTATAAGTCTGCATTTATTGCATCTGGAATTTCATTTACCCAGGTTGATATTCGCAAACAAAGAATATTTGGATATGAGTGGGAAGATCTTGGACTAAAAGTAACTAATGCAGGAAACCTTCCTGCCATTACATCTTCTGATAAATTTACATTTAAAGATAGTCTAGCAAACAACGAGTC